CGCTGCCAAAGAAAAAGAAACGGACTTTTGGTTTATAAGCTTATGAGATTTGTAGATGATTTTATGAACAAGTATTATTTTAACCTTCCTAAGTTTAGAACTTACGAGGATGCCTATAACGCAACCGAGGCCGAGTACCTGGAAAGGTACGGCGTGCCACGCTATAAAAACTACGACGTATTTCGCTCGGCCCTCAGCAGGTGGCTGGCACAGGGGCGCAATAAATAAGATTTGTTAACAAGGCAGAATTTAAGGAGTTGTAATTTGCACCGATGAATTTAAGATTTTGGGAACGGAAAACAGAAAAGCGGTCAATGCTAACGCAACCCGCGGACTGGTTTGTAAATACCTTAAACAATATTTTTGGCTATCAAACCAAAAGCGGCCAAGCCGTAAATAATACAACGGCGTTAAGCATTGCATCCGTGCACGCTTGCGTTAGAGTTATTGCGGATGGGATAGCAGGCCTAGGCTTAAAGTTGTATAAAGACGATGGGCAGAACAGAGACCAAATTATAATCCACTACGCCACAGCTTTAACTAACGAGCCGAATCCCTATCAAACTAAATACGATTTTACCAAGTACATGACGAGCCACTTGGCGCTAACTGGTAACGCTTACGCTTTTATTAATCGCGATGTGCGAAACATTGGCATCGAGTTGCACCCAATCGCGCCGCAGTATGTAACGCCAGTAATGCAGGACGGCCTTTTATTTTACAAGGTTACACTGGCAGGATACCCGGGCATGATCCCTGCTACTGAAATGCTACACTTTAAAGGAATGTGTGGCGACAATCCGCTAGTAGGTTTAAGCCCTGTCGTATTGCACGCCGAAACTTTAGGTATTGACTTGGCAGCAATCAGCCAGAGCGCAGGAGTTTATAAAAATGGAGTATTGAAATTTTTGTTAACGTCAGACGCGCAGATAAAAATAGACCAAGCAGGGCCGTTAAAAAAATCGCTCGACGATGTTATAGACGGGGCAAGCCGTAGCGCTGTGCTTCCTAACGGAATCAAGATGGAGAAATTAAGCCTAAGCCCTGAAGAGGCACAGTACTTGGAGACCCGTAAATTTAGCAGCGAGGAAATCGCAAGAATCTTTGGAGTGCCCGCGTCAATGATTGGCGCAACCGCAGGGATTAAGTCCAGCGTCGAGCAGGAGTACCAAGATTTTTACGCGCGTACTTTGATGAGCTACGCTATTAACATCGAGCAGGAACTAGCCCGCAAGCTGTTAACAGAAAACGACAAGCTCACATATTACTTTAAATTTAATTTTAACTCACTATTGAGGGCCTCCGCCAATGAGCGCGCAGACTATTACAATAAAGGCATTCGCGGCGGCTGGCTTTCACGTAACGAGGCGCGGGTATACGAGGACGTTAACGCGTTTGATGGTGGCGACGAATATTTAATTGAAGCCAACTTAATGCCGTCAAGTCAAATCAACGAGTATATGGATGCGAAGATTGCAAACCTTATGGCGACCGCAGACAAAAACAATAACCCCGAGGGCGTAAATAACCAAACAATAAATTAAAATGAAACAAGAAAGGCGCACATTTACGGGCACCGTCCACACCAGAGCAGACGGCGAAGGCATGCCAAAAGAAATTGGTGGCATCGCTGCCGTTATTAATTCAGTAACTGACCTTGGATATTTTGAAGAGGTGATAATGGCAGGGGCGTTTGACAATGCTTTGAGCAAAGATTACGATATTCGTTGTTTGTTTAATCATGAAGCCGATTTAATTTTGGGCCGCACTAAGGCAGACACTTGCAGAGTATTTGTAAATGGCGACGGCAATCTTGAATATACTTGGGTTCCAGATTACGAGAACCCTACGCATATGAGCGTTGTGCGTTCTATTATGCGCGGAGACATTACGCAAAGCTCATTTGCTTTTACAATCAAAGAGCAGAACTGGAGCGAGTCAGAAAAATACGGCACAATGGGAAAGCGTACTATTAAAGTTATTGAGGACCTTTACGATGTTAGCCCTGTAACTTATCCTGCTTACGAGGATACAGAAGCGGACGCTCGTAGCATTGCAGCCATAAGAGACCAAGAGTTAGAAATTGAAGCCGCAAAACAAAGCCAAGTCAGCGCAGATATTTTGAAACTTGCTTTAGCTAGATATACAAACTATTAAAAAAACAAAAATCATGAATAAAATTAAAGCCCTAAAAGAAGAGCGTGGACGTTTGCTAGGCGAATTGTCTACCCTACAATCTACCATCGAGCGTGAAGCACGTTCTATGGCTGACACTGAAAACAACCGTTTGTCTGAAATCGAAGCTCGTTTGGGCGCGATCAAAGCAGAGGTTGAAACCTTAGAGAAATTGCAAAACCTTGCAGCTCAAGCCGCAGGCCACAGCGCAAGCCGTAGCGAAGAAAAAGAAAAGTCTAACATGGCTAAAGATTACAGCTTTAAGCGCGCGATGGAAATGGCTATCACTGGCCGTCGTGAAGGCGTTGAAGGCGAATTTTCTGCAATGGGTGGATCTGAATTTCAGCGCTCAGGTGTAAGCGTTTCTGCTCACTCTATCAAAATCCCTTCTGAAGTATTTACTCGTGACATGACTGCAACAGGCGGAACTTCTGGTTCTGAAGGTGGCGTAAACGTTCAAACTTCTGTTGGTTCTATCATTGACGTTTTGTTGCCTCGCACAGTATTGGCAGGTTTGGGCGTTCAACGTTTGAGCGGATTGGTTGGAAACTTGGATTTACCAACAGCATCAACTTTGCCAAGTGCAGGTTGGAATACTGAGAACGGCACAGCTACTGAAAAGAGCCCTGCTTTCTCTAAAATCACTTTTTCTCCGAAGCGTTTGGCTGCCTATATTCAGGTATCTAACCAGTTAATGTTGCAATCTAGCAACTCTATCGACGGGTACGTTCGTAACTGGTTGTTAAATGCAATGGCTCAATCTTTGGAAACTGCTGCTATTAAAGGTGGTGGATCTAACGAGCCTGTAGGAATTATCGGTAACGCTAACGTTAACGTAACTTTCGCAGGTGGCGCAACTTCTAACTCTACCAACGCTAACGGAATCGCTCCAGTTTGGGCCGATGTTGTTAACTTGATGAAAGCCGTTGAGAACGCTAACGGAAACGGTGTTGCTTACTTGACTAACCCATTGGTGAAAGCTAAATTGCAAACTACTGCCCGCCAATCTTCAGGTGTTGAAGGTAACTTTATTTGGCCTTCTGGTGGTACTGATTTGAACGGTTACAATGTTCAAACAACTACCTTGGTTCCTAGCAACTTGTCTAAAGGTTCTAGCTCTACTTTGTCTGCAATGATCTTCGGAGACTTCAGCAAAATGGCTATCGCTAACTGGGGCGGTATGGAGTTGACAGTTGACCCGTATAGCGGAGCTACTGCCGGCTTGACTAACGTTGTGCTTAACGCTTATTTGGATTGCAACTTGTTGAACCCTGCAGCCTTCGCGGTTTGTAAGGACATCGTTGCCTAATCACTAGCCCGCTCGGGGGCGTAAAAGTCCGAGTGCTGCGGGGGGTCTTGACTGCACCCCCCACGGGCCAAATGTTAGTAAAATTTTTGATCAATCCAACAGGCCAATTTAACCTAAGTTATAACTTGGGGGAGGTTGTAGAAATTGAAACTAAGCAAGCCGAGTTATTACTTGAGGCGGGGGCTGTCGAAGTTGTAGCTGCGCCAAAGACCAAAAAGAAACCGACAAATCCAGAGACCGAATTAGACGCCGAATAATGTTTAAATCTAGAAGATACACAGCCTTTGCCAATGTAGCAACCGACTATTTAAGTTTGGCCGACGCTAAGCAGCATTTGCGCGTTACGGCTTCCGATGACGACAGTTATATTTCGGGTTTAATCAGTATGGCCGTTGACGCCTGCAGCAATTACTTAGGATACTCGATTAAGAAGGGAACGGCTAAATATGGCTTTGATAGCTTTACGGGCTCGCCTGCGCTAATCAATCCCGTAAACGGGCTCAATATACCTTCTGGAAATTATCTGCGCGTAAATAGCCGCGTGTTGGCTGTTAACTCTGTGAGCTATGTAAACAGCAGCCAAGCGGTGACGGCATTTGCAGGCAGTGATTGGATAGTAGCGCCTGACCCAATGGGCAACTACTCGCGAAATATCTTCATCAATACCGCGCCCGACTCAATTACTGACGATACAATTAAGTACATTATTGAAGTATCTGAGGGATTTAATCCAGTGGGAACCGCAAGCGTTGACCCCGATACTATTTTTCCAATGGCAATTAAACACGCCGCTTTGCTTTTAGTCGGTCAGTATTACGATAACAGGAATGCTGTAATAGTTGGCACTAATAATGCGCCAATGGGCCTAGGCTTTGAGTATCTTTTAGATCCTTACAAAATCCAAATTATACTATAATGCAAGCGGGATCTATGGACGTATTGGTAAGCCTGCAGAGTTATGCGGAAACCATCGACGCCAATACAGGAGAGAAATTACAGACGTGGACCGAATACGCAACGGCTTGGGCTCAGCGCGTAGAACAGGAAAGCGGAAGCGAGCAAGTTAATGCGGACCGCAGAGAGCATAAGCAAATCGTTTACTATACTATCCGCTATAATTCAGCGGTAAGCGTTAAGCATAGAATAGTTGACGCGGGCCTTAATCATAACATTGTTAACATTGCAAACCTAGCAAGGAATTTATATTTGAAGCTACAAACGGAACTAACAGAGTGAGCAAAAACGTTGAAAATATTGCCGAGGTTATAGACGCCTTAAAAGCAATGGGGGTCGAAATCGACAACCCCGAATTTCAGCGCATGCTCAAAGCTCAGGCATTACCAATAATTAGTAGTGCAAAGAACTTAGCGCCAAAAGATAGCGGAGACTTGGCGGCATCCATCGGCTTTATCACTGGCAAGGACAAGGACAATAAGACCAAAGTGCTGATTGGATTGCGCAAAGAATATTACAACAATTACCTGGGGCCGATGTTTGAATACGGCACTGTTGCACGTATACAGGAAAAGACAGGCCGCTATACTGGCATCATTGAAGCGCGCCCTTTTATGCGCCCGGCATTAGATCAAAACGCGGGCAAAGTAACGGACGGAATTATAAACGGCGTGGATAAAATCCTAGCCAAATTAGCTAAAAAAAATAACTTAATATATAAATAATCATGCCAACCACAGGACCAGTTAACGGCACGCTCATAAGCATCTATAAAGATGTGAGCGGCTCACTTAAGAAGATTGCAAACGCAACTTCTAACTCTATCGACATTTCAAAAGATATGATCGACGTAACAAGTAAAGACAGCGCAGGCGCGAAGGAATTTATCGCGGGTGAGTATGGCTACACTTTAAACGTTGAAGCAATCTTTGAAGATGATTCAAGCGTTGGAGCAACTCAACAATCTTTTAAAGACTTAGCTACCGATTTGCTAGCAGGTACTTTATTGACTATTGTAATGAGCTCAAACGTAACAGGCGACGAAAAATATAGCGGTACCGCTTTCTTTACTAGCTTGTCACTTAGCGCACCTAACAACGACAAAGCAACTTGGACTGGCACCTTGCAGGGGTCTGGCGCTTTGACTATTGGCACTGTTGCCTAATAGTATTATATTTGTGCCATGAGCACTACAATAAAAATTGGGGGTGCTGAGCATCCCCTTTTATTTAACATGAATAGCCTGCGCAACATTATGGAAGTTGCCGGCATGGAAACCTTTGCAGATTTAAACCTGCAAAAGGACTTGGCTAAGTCTATGGATTTTGCTTTGAGCTGCGCGTTTTACGGGATCTTGGAAGGCTACGAGGCGCAAGATAAAAAGACGCCTTACCCAACAGTTCAAAAGTTAGGCGCGGCGATTAAAAAGTTTCAAGAAATTAGCCCAGCGTTGGAGGGTTTCACCGCAGCAATTACAGAATTTTTTGCACCTGTTGAAGAGTCAACGGGGGAGTAACTGCCAAGGGCGACAGCGCCCCGCTAACTTGGCGCAAGATTGAGCGCATTGCTTACGGTGAAATGATGCTAAGCGAAAGCGAGTTTTTACTTTCTACGCCTCGCTTTTGGCGTTTGAAATTGGAAGGGATGCGCGAAGCTCAGCAGCAGCAGTATCGCAACCAATGGGAAATAACCCGCTGGGCTGTTGCTACCGGCATGGCCCCGCACTTAAAGAAACCTATTGAGCCCAAACGTCTGTTAACATTTCCTTGGGAGCAGTCCGATTACTTATCTATTCACGACGCTTTAAAGTTATATTCGCATGTCTTTGATAAGTTAACCCCAGACGCGAAAGCATGAGCGCCCCTATAAAAATAGTCTATTCAATTTTAAGCAATGCGGCGGGGGTTACTTCGTTAGTAGGCACGCGGATAAACCCCGTTAGAATCCCGCAAGAGTCAGCATTTCCCGCGATCAGTTACAACCTTGTTTCTATTGCAGCCAACCCAACCAACAGCGGCCACAGTCGCACAGAGTTTGCAAGGGTGCAAGTTAATGTTTATGCTACAAGCTTTGCGGATGCTGTAGAACTTTCTGCGCAAGTTCGGGTTGCGTTTGATGACGCTAGCACTCCAGATACTTATAACGATTCTTACGTGCAAGTAATCGAATACGACGGCGAGAATCATACAGCCGACGACACGGCAGCGTTTGCGGGGTTATACCAAATTAGCCAAGACTATTTGCTTAATTATATTTATACCGCTCCGCTTCCTGAGTTTAATTTGCTTTTGGAAAGTGGCGACTTTGTGCTTTTAGAAACTGGCGATAAAATTATAATCTAATGGCTAAAAGTTTAAATATTGTAATTGGCGCAGACATTGAGAAACTGCGCGAAGGGTTTAACAAAGCCATTGCGATAGTTCAAAAGAGCAGCAACCAAATGAGTGCCGAGGTTGCGAAGTCCGCTAAAGGGATGGAGGAACGATTGGCGGCTATTGCTACGCGCAACCCAACGATGGGCAGCGTGCGGCAGTTGACTCAGTTGGCGATGGAAGCCCGGGCATTGGGTCCAGAGTTTGCCCAAGTTGCCAACGAAATAATTAAACAGGCGGGCCGCATGAAGGATGCCATCGCCGATACGCGCGGAGAGGTGACTTATTTTGCAAGCGACACGCGTAGGCTAGACGCTGTGCTTGGTGGTATTCAGGGAGTAGCAGGGGCTTTTGGAGTTGCGCAAGGTGCGGCTGCTGTATTTGGTGGAGAAAATAAAGAGCTGCAGCAAACTATGGTAAAGTTGCAGGCCGTAATGGCTTTGGTAACTGGATTGCAAGCGGTGCAAAATGCATTGCAGGCAGAAAGTGCTTTTATGGTTGGACTAACTACAGCGGCCACAAAAATACAAACCTACGTTTTAGGGCAGGCAACAGTTGCCGCTCGCGTTTATTCTGCCGCATTAGTTGCTACTGGAGCGGGGGCAATTATTGCGGGATTGCTTTTAATTTACAATGCACTACAAGACAATGCAGAAGCGGCAGAAGCGGCTGAGGAAGCGCAAAAAAAATATACTACCGAATTAGAGGCTTACAATAACAGAGCGTTAAAATTTGTAGAACGACAGTTAGAATTTAAAAAAGATATTGCGATTAAAGAGGCGCAGCTTGCGGGTAAAACCCAGGCAGAAATTGAGAAAATAGAACTCGAGCATATGAATAAAAAGCTTAAGGCTTTGAGAACTATGCAAACTCAATTAGGCGACGATTCGGAATTAAAAGTACAATTAACCGAAAGAACGCAAGAGCTTGAAAACGCTATAACATTAAAAGGTCTAGACGTAAAAATTAGCGCCTCTAAGGCTGCCAATGCACAGCGCAAAAAAGATAGGGCCGAGGATTTAGCAGAAGAGAAAAAAGCATTAGAGGAAAGCAAAAAGCTTTACATAGAACAGCAGGCATTTATTGCGGGATTCAAACCAATGGAGCAATTTGCCGCGCCAAAGGCCCCGACCGTTTCAAAGTTCAAAGGAGCATTTGCTTCCGATGACATGACTACGGAACTAAAAAAGAATACCGATGATCAAGTAAAAGTAATGTCCGATTACGAGCGCAAAATGGCTAGCGCTACGGATGCCGTTAATGGCTCTTTTGCTTCATTGCAAACAGACGCTGCTAATTCATTTGCTCAGTTTATTGCAGATACTGCCGCAGGCGATGCTAACGCAGGTGCAAATTTTGGTAAGTCAATGATGGGCGCCATTGCTAATTTTATGCAATCGGTCGGTGCTGCATTGATTACAACAGCAATAGCAACGAAAGCTTTTAAGGAATTAATTTTACAGAATCCTGTAGCGGCAGCTGCTGCGGGTGTGGCATTGGTTGCAGGTTCTGCAATCCTTAAAGCCCAGATAAGTGCGGGCCCAAAGTTTACCGCTTTCGCCGATGGAGGTATAGTAAGCGGCCCGACCTTGGGGCTTATGGGTGAATATCCCGGGGCGAGTTCTAACCCTGAAGTAATTGCACCACTGGATAAATTAAAAGGAATGTTAAAGAGTGGAGACAGTAGCAGCGGATTTGTGGCTAGCACTTCCATTGCAGGCAGGGATTTGGCAATAGTTTTGGAACGATACAATAAAGATAGCAAGCGCGGATAATGGCACGTATTTACTTTGGCTCATTTAAGAGCATCCAAAATATTACCTATACAGTTGAACTATACGACGGGCCTACTGGTTCGACAAGCTCAGGCACCGAGTTGATTTTGGCAGGCGAAGGCTTTGAAATAGACAGGCAGGGCGATGGCTCAACTTACTATCAAGATTTTGTAAGGCCGTCAAAGATTACAAGCTATTGGGAAATCCCAAATAACACTGTTAAAACTGCCTTTGTAAATATTGCAAATAACGAAGAGAATAAATATGCTTTAGTTGTTTATCGCGGGGCGGACTTGTTTTATGTCGGCCGAGTGATTGCAGATCAAGCCAGTTATTTGCGTGAGTCTGTAGATGGCGCAATGATATTTGATCTTGCAGCTGTTGACGCATTTAATTTAATCGAAGGTTTCAATATAGATCCTGCTTGGTTTACAGATGGGCAAGCCACGGCGTTAGACATAATACGCAAGTCTTTGGAATATGCAGGGCTTGATGATTATTGGACCTACTTAAGCGCGTCGATTTATTTAAAAGATGGCGTAACAATGTACGACACGGCGCAAGCCAGTAACAAAGGATTAGCAAATACAAAATTAAATATACTTTCTTTTTACAATAATTTTGATGCTTTTGGAGACATCACTTTTATAGATACAGATGGCACGGCCTACGCAGCTACAACCAATATAGATTTAGCAAATTGTAAGCAGGCCATTGAGCAGATACTAGAAATTTACGGATCGCGGATGCACCTAGAAAGCGGGGCCTATTGGATTGTTTCGGATGACAACTATAACGCGGCTTCTATTACTACGCGAAATTATAACGCAGCGGGCACCTTCCAAAGTACAACCACATTAACCCACGCCGTAACGCTTGGAGGCACAGGCACGCGCCCGCAATGGGAAGCAAAGCCTACGCTAACTTATCAGCCCCCTGTTAGGTTAGTGGATGTAATTGAAGAGCGACAAAATGCTTTATTAGTTGTTAGGACTGAGCCAGATTATAACAGCATCGAGTTATCAGTAGTTGACAAATTAATCGACGTTGCTAAGGCCATCCGTTGCCGCATGCTTATTAAGTGGATGGATAATTCTTATATAGCAATTACTAGCGGATCGGTTAAAAGATACCAACGCTATGCTTTTGAATATAAAATTTATTTCAAAAACTCTGGCGGTGCTATAAAACAATATAGCGCAAATTTAAACGACTACTTTACACCTGTTGGGCCCGTGTTATATATTAACGAATACATGACCATTAGCGGCGCGCGCAACTCTTGGAATACTTTTATATTTGATAAGCAGATGCCACCACCTCCCGCGGGTTATAATCGCATGTTTGTTGACATGATAATTACCGCAGAACAGGGATCATTTATTGCGCCTAATTCATGGACTGCAAGCAGCTTTAACATTATTAATTTTTGGGGATCTATTAGCGTAGCTCAGCCATTTGGCACAGTTGAAAATCCCAACTATTCGCGCATTACAAAAAATACAACTTCAGTATCTGGAGCGGCAAGTAATAACAGCCAAAAAATAGAATGGATGCCAAAGTATTACGATGGCGAGGGTGCTTATGGTTATGGCTCTATTTACGTTTATAACGGCTCGGCTTGGGTCTTATCTTCAGATTGGTATAGTGGCTACGCTTCTGCAATCCATGACGACCTAGGAACTATACAGGGGCGGCGCATTGGTGGCATGTATAATAAATTTGTGCCAGTTATTCAGGGCACGCTTTACGATGCAGGCACGCTGACCGCTGTTAAAACTTTGCAGTTTGACTCTACGCGTTGGCTATTTAATGGTGGAACTTATAACCCGCGTTCAGAAACATGGTCGGGTGAATGGCTAGGCTTAACGCCTGACTATACACAGGCGACAAGCGGCGGCGGAGTAAACTATAATCCGCGCACAGGTGAGCGAGTTATTCAAAGCCGTTTAGATTACCATGAATTTGCGATAAGCTCGTTTAATTCGCAGTTTAGCAATGTACCTCAGCAGGTGCTTGAAGAGCTTGTAAACTATGCGGACCAACCGATAACAGTGCAGCCGACACAGGATACCCAGTACGAGGTAATGCTAAAATATACAGATAGCACTGAGGCGGTTACTTGGTTATTACAAGAGCACGGCACCTTTAAAACTTACACCACAGGCACGAGCTCACTGGATACAAACTTTGAGGGGCACCTTGGAAATACTGCGGGCGGTTCTGTTATTTTAAACTTGCCTGCTGTAGCTACACAGAAAGGGAAAAAATATTACTTCGTGAAGTCGGGCTCCTCGCATACCTTCAGGATTAATGCAGCCACTGGAGAAAATATAAACGGCACAGATCACTTCCTTTTAAATACAAACTACGACAGCCACACGATTATTTGCGACGGTACCCAGTGGTTTATTATTGCAGCGCATCCGTAATTTGTTAACACAATAGACGGCGGGGCTTTGTAATTTTGGGCTATGCCTAATCAAAAAATTAGCGAGTTAACCGCGATTGTAACGGTAGACACGAGCCTAGACGTCCTGCCGATTGTAGACACGTCAGCGAATACTACTAAAAAAATTAGTCCGACTGCTTTAAAGACTGCTTTAGCGTTGGACAACGTCAACAATACCAGCGACGCTAACAAGCCAGTGAGCACCGCGCAGCAGGATGCTTTAAACGCTAAGGTAACAGGAAACACTGCAATCGTTGCAGCTACAAAAACCAAGATCACATACGACGCGAAAGGGCTAGTAACTGCGGGTAATATTTTAGATGCTGCAGATATGCCGATGGCAATAGATGCGGCTAACATTGGTGCAGGTGTAGTAAGTTCTACAGAGTTCGGATATTTAGATGGGGTAACTTCGGCAATTCAAACTCAGTTAGATTCTAAACAGGCTACACTAGTTAGCGGTACGAATATAAAAACCATTAACAGCACTTCGCTTTTGGGTAGCGGTGATATTAGTATTTCAGCAAACCCAAGCGGTGTAGCGGGTGCAATTCAGTTCAGCAATGGAAGTGCGTTTGCGAGTGATGCGACGAATTTATTTTGGGATGATACAAATAATAGGTTGGGGGTTGGTACGAATACGCCTAGTGTAAAATACGACCAACAAGGCGGAGGGGCTTTGTTTAATATGGGAGGCGGTGGAACCAATTCATTTAGGGTTCAAAGAAATGGTATTACTTTAATTAATGCTGGCACAGATAATGCAGGTATTTATTTAACGGCAGATGGGGGGAATCTCGGTGCTATAAAATTTGTTAAAACGAATGGAACTCAATTAATGCAAATTAACGACATTTCAACGGTTGCAACAATTAATGGCAGCGGCTCAACATCCGCCACAACATCGCTTTTGGTGCAGAATAGTGCGGGGGCTGCGAGTTTGCAAGTAACTGATGATGGCAGCGTTTACAATTTAGGAAAAAACGCAATAGCATCAAACACGGCATTTGGTA